GTGGTATCGCGCTCAACTGAAGCGAGGGGTGCCGCCGAAGACGTGCTCCACGAAATGCGGCGGGGAGTATCGGCGGCAGAAGGGGGTGCTGCGATGATCCCCCGGCATTGCGTGACTCTCGACCGAATCCTCTACAATCACTCGCTGATTGAGATCGATCTGCTAGAACGGCTGGTTCTGGAAGCCGGCGGCACGGTACCGGCTCCTGTCGCACCCGTGCAGGAGAACGAGCCTGCCCCGAAGCCGGACCCCGACGACGGACCGATATCGACCGGGTCGCCGGGCGTCTGTTGCCCAGAAAATCAGCTCGGCAAGGATGGGAAGTGTACGGGGTGCGGTACGGTCCTGGTCCCGGAGCTGCGGGCGCGATATCTGCACCTGCTGCGGGACGAGATCGAGAGGGATCTAGGGTTCGACGTCCTGCCCCACGACGGTGTGCGGATCGTCAACGTCTGCGGCGGATATGTGGTGGTCGTCGTCCCCCGGTCCGGGGATCTCCCGGCAGCGCTGGTTGAGCACTTGATGGGCGAGGCGGCGCTATGAGTGCCTGCGATTACTGCGATCACTGTGATGTCTGTAGATACCTCAATGAGATCCAGAGCTATGGGGGTCATCCGTGGCCAGGGGCACAGCACGAGGTCTACTGCATGGCAGAGGAGACCGACGGCCCACCATATGGGCGCCACGACGCGGAGGGAAACTTCGTCCGACTCGACCGGCTTTTCGACCGAAGGATGAGGGGGTCGCTATGAGGATCCCGTGGTTCCTCGTCGGGTTCCTGCTCGGGGTCGTGGTGACGGCGCTCGGGCTGCTCTGGATGATGACGATGGCGGTGGTCGGATGAGATACTATCTCGCGGCCCCGTTCGGCGCGGATCGGCGCGATGCTTATCTCGCGGCGGGGCTCGATCTACTCTACTCACCGACCTATGGCAAGATACCCCGCCCCTGCGAAGACGGGCGGTTCGTGCTCGACAACGGGGCGTTCTCAGCCTATATGAGCAACACTCCGTGGGACGAGGCGCGGTTCTACCGGTTGGTGCGGCAGATCGTCGATCTGGGCATTGCACCCACGTTCGTGGTGCTCCCCGATATCGTCGCCGGGGGTCTACAATCGCTCGCCCGCTCGATGGAGCACGTCGGGAAACTCCCGGACGACTGGAGAAAATACCTCCCAGTGCAGGATGGGATGAGCGTGTATGATCTTATTCCTGCGGTCATCACCCGGATCGACGGGGTCTTCGTCGGCGGATCAACTGTCTGGAAATGGCGCACTGCGAAAGACTGGTGCGAGTTTGCGCACCTCGTGGGGCTTGATTGTCACATTGGGCGCGTAAACTCCGAGCGGCAGATCCTCGCCGCGCGCCACGCTGGGGCGGATTCGGTGGACGGGTCGACCGCCTCGCGGCACCATTCGGTGAATAGGCTGCTCCGCTATCGGGCGCTACTGCAAGAGCAGGCGGTGGTCGCGTGACTGACATAAAACCGATTGAGACTGTGTACAAAGGGTACTGCTTCCGGAGTCGCCTCGAAGCACGGTGGGCCGTGTTCTTCGACGCACTCGGCATCAAGTATTACTACGAGTACGAGGGGTTTGATCTGGGAGATGCTGGATGGTATCTGCCAGATTTCTGGCTCCCGGAACTCAAAACCTGGATTGAGATCAAAGGCAACCCGAATGAGTACGGATCTGCGTTGGATAAGGCGAGAGCACTATCCATAATGACCAGGCTCCCTGTCGGGGTGTTCGAGGGCCTACCGGGTGAAAACGCGGGGGCATTTTTCCTATATGATGCTACCGATTCGACGGGGGGACATTCAGGATCTCCATTTTATGGAGCGTTTGAGGCCCACTTATATTGGGATTTTGACGACGATGAGGCTCCCCCGGGAATTGTACTAGCGGGACACCGCTCCGACCGCGTATTCCTCACAGGGCAGTGGGAAGAATTGCCCCGGTTCAGAAATGACAGCACCTGCGATGAGACCGACTTGTTGGAGTATTGTCGGCTTGTCACTCACCACGAAATTAATGCCGCCAAATCCGCCCGGTTCGAGCACGGGGCACGCGGGGTGGTTGTATGAGCAAAGCATTCAGGAGGCGATAATCAGTGACCTCAACTGATCAGAGTTTGGCAGCGTTCGGCGTCCGGCCATCTGAAGGCATAGGATACCTCCTCGACGTCGAGAGAGGTATCATCATCACAGAAGGGCCGATACCGGCCGTAAACGCGAAAGTGAAGGAATGGGAAGAGGTCGCCCCCGGCCGGTTCCGTATGGCAACGGGCTACGAACTGGACTCTCGCGTCCTCTACGAGTGGGAGCAGTTCAAGGTTCACAACCCGGGATTCTGGGTGATCCGATGACAGCCCATGAACCGATGACCTGGTATATGGGCAAGATGCGACCTCGGGCGGAAGTCGAGCGCCTCCAGGCCGAGGAGGCGGCCGCCGCTCCTCCAGCCCCGGAACCCGATAGCCTGTCTACAGATGTATCGCCGATCCCGGAGCAACTCCGCGAGTGTCGGTTCATCCTCATTAAATCGATGGGCAAGTCAGCCATCGAGAAAGGCTGGCAGACGACGGCGAATTATGCGTATGACGACCAGCGGCTCCTACAGCACATTGCGAACGGCGGGAACTATGGGGTCATGCCTGATGGCGGGGTCTGCATCCTCGATGCGGACCAGACCGACCGGCTCATGGAACTCGGGGTGCTCGACCGGCTCCTCGAGACGTTCGTCGTCCGGACCGGGCGCAAGGACGGGTATGGTTCGCACTTCTATATCCGGTGCCCGGACGCGCCGGCGGAGAAGTGGATCCTGCGGGACCCGGAGACCCGGGCGGACCTCGGCGACCTGCGCGGGAGCGGGCACAAGTCGTACTGCGTGGGGCCCGGCTGCACTCACCCTTCCGGGGGTCGCTACGAGGTCGTGAACGATGCCCCGCTCCTGGAGATCCCCTGGTCGGAGCTGGAGGTCCTGGTCGTCGACCCCTGCACCCCGCCGGAACGGACGATCACAGTCCCGAAGATTCCCCGGACCCCTCGAAGCATCACTATCTCTGACGCGCTCGACCTGCGGGTGACGGACTTCTTGATGCCCCTGAACCCGTCCGTCCGCGAGACCGGGGAGATTGAGGGAGAGCATCCGGTGCACGGGTCTGAGACCGGCACGAACCTCACGATCTCGGCCAATAATCAAGAGTGGTGGTGCCGTCGCCATTTGACTGGGGGCGGACCGGTGGAGGCCCTCGCCGTCGCCGAGAAGATCATCGACTGTGCGGATGCCCGTCCCGGATGCCTGCAGGGGCATTGGCCGGCTGTCTTCGATGCACTGGAGGCCCGGGGCTACGGCGAGCAGCTCAAGGAGTGGGAGTGGGAGCGGGGCAAGCGTGAGGTTACTACGGTCACGACCGCGTCGGAAGGCGAAGGCGAAGAACGGGCGATCGTGGAGGTGCCGGTGGTGCTCCCGACGATCCTCCTGACGAACCGCCACATGCACGAGGTGACAGCCGATGCCATCCGAGCACTCACGGAGGCGAACGACCCCCCGACAATATTCCGTCGCGCTGCCGGCCCGGTCAGGGTGGAGCGGGACGAGTATGCCCGCCCGACGATCCGGCCGCTTACGGAGCACGGGCTCCGTGGAGTCATGGACCGTGTGGCAGTCTGGATCTCGATGAAGGTCGAGAAGGGCGGAACCATTCGGGAACGGCCGGAGTATCCGCCGATCTCGATTGTGCGCGACGTGCTGAACCGGCCGGATACTGATTGGCCGCTGCCGCCGCTGCACGGGATCGCGAAGAGCCCGATCATGCACCTGGACGGGACGATCCATGCCGTGGAAGGATACGACCCGGTCACGTGCACGTATCTCGCCCCAGAGCCGGGGTTCGTGCTCGGCGAGGTGCCGGACGACCCGACCCCTGAAGACGTCGAGGCGGCGAAGGCTGTGCTCCTTGAGATCCATTGCGACTTTCCGTGGGTGGATCCGGCGAGCCGGTGGAACGCCGTCGGGGCGATCCTCACGGGGATCTTCCGGCCGATCATCGCCGGCCCGGTGCCGTGCTGGATGCTGGTGAAACCGCAGGCCGGGACCGGGGCCTCGCTCGCGCAGGGTGCGGCGTATGCCGCGATCACCGGAGAAACTCCGCCAGCGTCCGTGACGCCGAAAAGCCCGGAAGAGTGGGAGAAGCGTGCTCTCTCAACGCTCGTGTCCGGAGCCCCGGTCCACATCTGGGATAATCTTGAGGGGAGTTTCAGATCGGACGTCTTGGCGGCGCTCCTGACAGCATGGGAGTGGAAGGGCCGGGTGCTCGGCAAGTCTGAGGACGTCTGGGTGCCGCAGCGGACCGTCTGGTTCGCGAACGGGAACAACGTCATGATCGGCGGAGACCTGGCGCGCAGGCTCTTCCTCTCGCGGATGGACGCGGAGCAGGCGCTGCCGTGGCTGCGGGAAGACTTCCAGCATCCGGACCTGATTGCATGGGTGAAGGCGAACCGCGGTCACATTGTGGCGGCGGCGCTCATCCTCGGCCGGGCATGGATTCGGGCCGGGTGTCCGGACCCTGAAAAGATACCTCCGCTCGGAGGGTTCGAGGACTGGCGTCGGGTTGTCGGCGGGGTTCTGGAATTCGCCGGCGCGACCGAGTTCATGGCGAACGCGATGGAGACTTACCTGGAGGCTGACGTGGAACTCCGACAGTGGGAAGCGTTCCTGTCGGCGATCTATGACTCGTTCGGGTCGACTCCCTGGACGGTTGCTGAATTAA